TCTAAAGATCTGAAGTTCTTCAAAGATAATCACAGTTGTCCTACCTGTACTCAGGAGATCAGTAAAAACTTCAAAGAAGATCAGGTCAAGACCTTGACTAAGTGGGGTAAGAATCTTGCTACTGAAATCGAAGGATATTCTGAAGATATTGCTGAAGCAGTAGAAGTCATCACTAAAATGGAAGAAGTCTCTGCTAAACTGTATGAGACTCGTAGTGATGCAACTGCGGCTGAACGAGAGGTTGTTCGTCTGGAGATGGAGAACCTTGAGATCAACAAACAGATTCTAGAACTGCAAGACAGACCTAGTATCATTGAACATGAAAAGATCCTTGAAACACTAACGAAGGAACATCAAAAGACTGAAAAAGACTGTGCTGCAGTTAGTCAGCAACTTGATGAGTATCAGGTTGTGTCTACTCTGCTGAAAGACTCTGGCATCAAACGTCAGATTATCAAAAAATATGTACCTGTCTTTAATCAACTGATTAATAAATACCTTCAATCGATGGACTTCTTTGTTAACTTCACGCTAGACGAAGAGTTTGGAGAGGTTATTAAAAGTCGTTTTAGGGATGAATTTTCATATGCATCTTTCTCTGAGGGAGAGAAACAAAAGATTGACCTCGCATTGCTGTTTACTTGGCGCGAAGTCGCTAGGATGAAGAACAGTGTTGCCACCAACTTACTCATACTTGACGAGGTATTTGATTCATCTTTGGACTCGTCAGGCACTGCTGAACTTCTGCAAATTCTTCGCAGTCTCGGCAACGGTACTAATGTCTTTGTTATATCTCACAAAGGGGATATTCTAGTAGACAAGTTCCTCAGGACCATCAAGTTTGAAAAAGTCAATGACTTTTCTAAGATGTCTGATGAGTCCTAAATAAAATTACTCAAACCTTACATCATGGATTACAAACCATATTCGCCTGAGTGGCACCGTAAAAGGTATCTCAAGGAAGCACTTGATATGTACCTCGATGACTATGTGTCTAATGAAGTGATTCGTGATGACATTTTAGATATTCTCGAAGCACGTTCTGATTCAGCATATGCTGACTGGAACAAAACTGAGGAGTTGACATCGATGTTAGAATCTAAATAACACTGTATCTGGTGTAGGTTTATGCTCTCGACTGCGTATCGACTCCGTTTGGAGTCCATCTGTGCGTGTATCGCTAAGAACGAAGAAGTCCCCCTAGAGGACATGATCTGGGCAGAAAAACTAGCAAAGTCCCATACGCTTGCTAGAGATTGGTTGAACAAGGCAAGACGCCAAGCCGCAAACCCTGATATGAGAGAGGGTAGTATGGATGATTTTATGAATAGGATGGGACTAGGTGACCCCGACCCATCCAATCACAGAACGGGGTTCACTGGAGCTGATGAAATTGTAGATTGGTTCCAACGCGATAAACCTGACGATTGGAGACAACGTGATTGAGATTACTCCTGAAACATACGAAAAGATGAATGAGGAGTTTGAGGAGGAAGGTCTTCCTTTCCGAATTAAAGTTCCTACACAAGAAGAAATCGACGATTGGAGACAACGTGACTAATGGAAGCAATTATTTACAGTAACGGCAATCAGGAATGTGAGCGAGCTGTTAATTTGATGAGAGCAGTTCACAGTAATGTTATTGTCTATCATCTCGGAAAGCATTTTGAAAAGCACGAGTTTGAAATGGAGTTTGGTGGTGATGCACACTACCCTCAGATTGCAATGGGTCCAAGGCATATTGGTGGACTGAAAGAAACCCTAAACTATATGAATCAGAAAGGAATGTTTGTGTGAAAAAGATTTGGGACATATGGAAGTATAGTTTAGGTAGTTTCAGTGACGACAAGACAGCTCCTTATGATAATTACGTTGCTCTCATACGCACCAGTATTTTTATTAGTTACATGGTCACTAACGCTTTCATCATATCTGGAGTGGTGAGGCATTGGGACAGTAACAAAACTGTCACCCCGTCACCTTGTCACCTGGAAAAGTCTGCTATAATATAAGGGTACTCAAGAAAAACGGATGAACACACAAGAAGTCAAAGGCACCCTCGCTAAACTGCTCGCAACTGAGAATCTTACTGTGGAGCATCGGAAAGTGAGCACTGCCTGCTTCGACGTGGAGAAGCGACTCCTCATCCTGCCCATCTGGAAGACTGCTTCCAACACTGTCTACGATCTCCTAGTGGGACATGAAGTTGGGCACGCTCTGTATACTCCTAACGAATCCTTTGGTGATGCACCTAGGTCATTTGTGAATGTTCTGGAGGATGCACGCATTGAGCGTATGATGAAGGTCACTTATCCTGGTCTTCGCCGTTCTTTCTTTGATGGGTACAGTGAACTGTGGGATCAAGACTTCTTCGGTGTGAAGGACGAAGATCCTGCAGACCTATCATTCATCGACCGTATCAACCTTTACTTCAAAGGCAACCCCAATCTTCCTTTCTCTGACGTTGAAATGGAGTGGGTTGATCGTGTCGCTAACACCAAGACCTTTGCTGAGGTCAAGCAACTCGCAAAGGAACTCTACGATTACTGTGCTGAGCAACAGGAGCAGAAAGAATCTGAACCTATGCCTGCTATGCCATCACCTGATGGAACTCAGACTCCTGATGAGCAAGAGGAAGTTGATCCTGTTACTGATGAGAAAGAGTCTGAAACTGAAAGCACCGATGACGGAGAATCTGAGCAGCAAACTGAATCTGATTCTGATTCTGATGACGCACAACTTGATGTGCCTTCCTATCAAGGAGGAGGAGAGACTGATGAAACTGAGTGTGTGACTGATGAAGCACTTGCTCAAGCATTGGAAACTCTAATTGATGACAATGCTAAAGAGTGGGTGTATCTTACTGTTCCTACTCCTGATATCGATAACATTATCGTTCCATACAAAGAAGTTCAAACCGATCTCCAACAATTCTTCTATGAAGGTGCTCATCATGATGATGCAGACAAAGAGTATTGGGAGAAGAACATTCAATATGGAGTCTCTCACTACGAGAGTTTCAAGAAAGACACTCAGAAGACTGTCAACTATCTGTGTAAGCAGTTTGAAATGAAGAAGTCTGCAGACGAATATCGTCGTGCTGCAACTGCTAGGACTGGTGTTCTTGACACTAACAAACTGCACACTTACAAGTACAATGATGACATCTTCAAGAAGACTACTGTTGTTCCTGAAGGTAAGAATCACGGTCTTGTGATGCATCTTGACTGGTCTGGTTCTATGGGTAATCAACTCCTAGACACTCTGAAGCAAACCTACAATCTAATCTGGTTCTGTAAAAAAGTTGGTATTCCGTTCAGGGTGTTTGCTTTCCAGTCTGGTTATGGTATGGATCGCAGGCGTGAGGGTGATGATATTACCCAGAAAGAAAATGAACTTGGTGTCTTCGATGACTTTACTTTGTTTGAGTTCTTCTCTTCAAGGCAGAACAAGCAATCTCTAGAGAAGTCTATGCAACTTGTGTATCTTCAGGTGTTTGCTATGAACGGATATCGTTTGCGTTCCTGCACAAGGTATGCTCTCGGTGGCACTCCTCTTGCTGAAGCAGTCTATTGCACTCGTCAGATTGTCGCACAGATGAAGAAGGTTGAGCGAGTCAGCAAAGTGAATGTTATTTGTCTCACAGACGGTGAAGCAAATCCTATCAGTTACGTCGAACATCTTTCTGAAGATCGTCGTTATTATGGTAGTGAATATAAATATACCTACCTTTGCCATGCTCGTGGTAAAGTATTCTTCCTTCGCGATCCTAAGACTGGATACACTCGTAAAATCTCAAGCAGTGCTTATGAAACTACAAAGGAGATCGTATCCTTCTATCGCGAAATCACTGATTACAATTGGGTAGGTATTCGTATTTGCAGCAAAGCAGAACTGACTCGTCTTGTTCGTGAGTTTGCATTCGATGAAATCGAATCTATTGATAAGCAGTGGAGAAAAGAACGCTTCGCTTCTATCAAAAACAAAGTTGGATTTACTCAGTCTTTCTATATGCCAAATCAAGGCACTGGTGCTGGAACTCAAAATCTTAATGTCAAACAGAAGAATGAAGTTGCAACCAGAGCAGAACTTACCAGGGCATTCAAGAAACATATGGGTTCTAAGATGACAAACAAAACTATCCTCAATGCATTCATTGAGCAAATCGCATGAAGTGTAAAGTTCAACTCTACATCGCTGGCACAGTCTTTGATGAGATTGTAATTGCTAGAGACTACGAACACGCTAGGGAAATTGCTCTAGCACGAAACCCTGGGGCAACCCTTATGGGTGTGACAGCAGTGTTCGATTAAATAACTGTCCTAGACCTGGCACATCGCTGGGTCTTTCTGCTATAATAACTGTATACAAAACAAACAAACCAATGCCTTTTGCTCCAAACCCCGTGACAACCGAAGATCTTGTTCAGTATCTGACTGAGCACGTTGGATCTGAGGTGGGTTGTGCCAACATCCGTGAAGCAGCGATGCAGTTGAACGTATCTTACGCTACTGCATGCAAGCGTCTTAAGTCTTATAAATCAGGTACAGGTGTCTGGAACCTTACTGCTCAAGAAATTCAGCAGGCATACGAAGCACCTTCTGCAACATCCGCTGTAAATTACATCCCAGAAAAAGATGATTCCTTCGTCCAGTTTGGTAACTTTCAGTCTGTTAAAAAGATTATTGCTTCCCGTAAATTCTACCCTGCATTTATCACGGGTCTCTCGGGCAATGGTAAAACGCTCTCTGTCGAACAAGCGTGTGCAGCAAGTAAGCGAGAATTGATCCGTGTCAACATCACCATCGAAACAGACGAAGATGATCTTATTGGCGGGTTCCGTCTTGTTGATGGTGATACTGTGTGGCACAATGGTCCTGTCATCGAAGCTTTGGAGAGGGGAGCTGTACTTCTTCTAGATGAGATCGACCTTGCTTCTAACAAGATTCTGTGTCTGCAATCCGTACTTGAAGGCAAGGGAGTATTCCTTAAGAAGATTGGTAAATATATTCGCCCCACGGATGGATTCAATGTTATTGCAACTGCAAATACTAAAGGTAAAGGCAGCGATGACGGTCGCTTTGTTGGAACCAATATTCTCAACGAAGCGTTCCTTGAGCGTTTCCCTGTAACCTTCGAGCAAGATTATCCTGCTGCTACTGTTGAGACTAAGATTCTCATGAATGTAGGATGTGATCAAGAGTTTGCTGATAACCTTGTCAAGTGGGCAGGTGTGATCCGTAAGACTTTCTTTGACGGTGGAGTTGATGAGGTCATCACCACTCGTCGTCTGGTTCACATCGTTCAGGCATATCAAATCTTCGGTGATCGTATTGACGCTATCACCAAGTGTGTCAATCGTTTCGATGATGACACCAAACAATCCTTCCTTGACCTCTACACTAAGGTTGACGCAGGAGACGATTCAGAGTACAATAATGGGGATGAACCCTTTTGATTATGAAATACAATGAAGAGGCACTCCTGAAGGAGTTGAAAGATTACATCGCGGGCACATACAATCAGCACTATGCAACTGATAAGATTCAGACGCTAGACCTGATTGATGCCTGTGGCGATGCTGAGGCGTTCTGCAGATCAAACATTCTGAAGTATGCCTCTCGTTACGATAAGAAGGGCACTGCCCGTCGTGACATTATTAAGATCCTACATTATGGATTGTTGCTGCTTTACTTCAGCGACCAAAGTTCAAACCGTGAAGAGTATCCTCAATGACAGTAATTTCCAAGTCCACCGTTGAAGTCCTTAAGAACTTTTGTTCAATCAACAAATCGATCGTTATCAAACCTGGCAATCAAGTTGCTACTCTCAGCATCAATAAGAACATTCTTGCTATCGCTGACGTTGAAGAGTCCTTTGATTCGCAGATTTCTATTTACGATCTGGGTGTATTCCTTGGCGGTCTGTCTCTCTTTGATTCGCCAAAGATCGATACTTCCCAGTCCAATTACGTCACTGTAAGTGATGAGCGTGGTCGTTCTAAGACTCGTTTCTTCTATGCAGATCCCGATGTCATTGTTCAACCTCCTGAGAAATCAATCACTCTTCCTTCTATTGATGTTGATTTTGCTCTGAGTGCTGATATTCTGCAGCAACTTCAACGTGCTGCTGCTGTGTATCAACTTCCTGATCTGTGTCTGTATGGTCACGAAGGTGCTGCACAAATCATGGTGACAGACAAGAAGAATGATACTTCTAACAGTTACTCTGTTGAACTTCCTGATGCTGTGATCGGTGATGAAGAGTTCTGCTTCTGCTTCAAGGTTGAGAACCTGAAGTTGCTGCCAGGCAGTTATCACGTTATGATCAGTAAGCAAAACGTTGCCGAGTTCCGTGGCGACGGTATCAAATACTTCATTGCACTCGAACCTAACAACTGATGAATGATTTTTTATGGGTAGAGAAGTATCGTCCTCAGAAAGTTGAGGACTGTATACTTCCTGCCAGTGTGAAACAAACCTTCCAGAGTTTCATTGACCAGGGCGAGATTCCTAATCTTCTCCTGTCTGGAACTGCTGGTGTAGGTAAGACGACTATTGCGAAAGCACTATGTCATGAACTAGGAGCAGATTACTATGTTATCAATGGGTCCGATGAAGGTCGATTCTTGGACACTGTACGCAATCAGGCAAAATCCTTTGCTTCTACTGTGTCTCTCACTGCTAATGCTAAGCACAAGGTTCTTATCATTGATGAGGCAGACAATACGACGCCCGACGTACAACTACTCCTTAGGGCATCGATCGAAGAGTTTCAGAAAAACTGTCGTTTTATCTTTACCTGTAACTTCAAGAACAAGATAATCGAACCTCTACATAGTAGAACAACCGTTGTTGAGTTCAATGTTCGTGGACAAACTAAGCAAGAGTTGGCAGGCGCTTTCTTCAATCGTTGCCGAGATATCCTCCAACGCGAAGAGGTCTCCTTCCAACCTAGAGTTGTGGCAGAAGTCGTTCAGAAATACTTCCCCGACTTCCGAAGAACCCTCAATGAACTCCAACGATATGCGAGCACAGGGTCTATTGATACTGGCATTCTGGCGACGTTAGGTGATGCTAATGTAGACAGTCTTGTAGAAGCATTGAAGAACAAGA